AAGAGATGTGGCCCTGGCGCTCGGAATGCCCCTACTCTGGCTTCACAGGGTAGAGTGGTGTGCGGAATGGCACGCTGATGTCGAGGCGGGGTACTTCTGGTGGGAGTTGCACTTCAGTCGGTGGATCAGGTGGGCAAGGCAAAAATCATTGGTGGCCTTGAACACGTCCACTTGACGGGCTGGCGTCCTCGGTCTATAATATGTGCATGGGCCAAGTTTCGGGGCCTGCCAGGAGCTAGCATCCTGCCCGACTTGTGTCTTTAGGATGCCCCCGTGACGCAGGCCGCTGCGGGTTGATCGCCGCAGTGCGCGGGACAAATCACTCCGTTCGCTTGGGTGAGCGGGGGAGTAAGAGGCCAGTCTTTCGGGGCTGGCCTCTTCATAATCTATCCCCCGGTGAGTGCTCTACATGGCTTCTGATGGCGCGTTCCTGCTGTTGCGCCGCTGCATAGATCATCGTCGTCTGGATGCTGCTATGGCCCAGTAGGCATTGCAACTCATCAATGGAGCCGCCTGCGTCCAGAAAGCGGTTGGCGAAGCTGTGTCGGAACTTGTGCGGATGGGCGTTCACGCCCGCCTTGTAGCCCAGGCGGTAGATGAGGGCCTTAACACCCGCTCGCTGAATCCCCCACAGGGACCCGTTGGTTTGTGCTAGGTGTTCCTCAAACGCTTCCCTAGAATGCTGACCAAGCCCGACGACGCGCACTTTCGCGCCCTTGCCGTTGACCCTCAGCGTTGAACTTCTGGCGTCATAGTCGCTTGGTTTGAGGCCGGAGAGTTCCGACAGACGAAGCCCGCAGTCCAGGAGTAGGTAGACGATGGCCTTGTTCCTCGTCGGGTTGCCAGTTTCCTCAGCAGCGTGTAGAATAGCTAGGAGTTCGTCGGTGCTAAAGACGGGCCGCCACTGGTGGGGTTGCCGGGGACGGCGTAGATGCTTCATGGGATTCTCTTTGATTGCCCCTTCTTCCACGAGCCGGTTGAAGAACGCAGAGACGATGGCGCAATGAGTCCTAATCGTGCCGGGCTTGAGGTGGCGCAGGCTGGCAAGGTAGGCTCTAAGGTGTTCGGCCTTGACGCGCCGGACGTTGACTCGCCCCAGGAATCGCCGTAGGCTAGTGAGCACCTGCTGGTAACTGGCAATCGTCAGCGGCGAACGCCCAGCGGCCTCCAACCCGAAGAGATAAGACGCGACTAAGTGTTCCAAAACATAACGATTCTAACAGGGAAAGGTCTACGGCGGGGGAATTCCTAAAGAAAAATGAGGCGATTTTTAGCCGCCTATCTACGGGGGGTATTGACAATGCAACCCTTATATACGAAACTGGGGACATGGACATTTACAGCCAAGTCATCGAATTGGGGTTGCCCACCCTGCAATGCAAAGAATGTGGATACCGGTGGCACCCACGAAAGCCCAAGATGCCGACTCGCTGCCCTAATCCCGGATGCGGGACGCGGTGTTGGTGTCGGGAGCGCAGGGACGGCAAGGACGGGCATAAGGAGGAAGCATGAAGCGATACACCTACGTGACTACATACATCGTCAAAGCACTCGACGAGGCGGTAGGTGATGAGGTGGTGGAGAAGGTCGAGTCAGTGCTTCGTCCGGATACTGCCGTCGTCGAACGCTGGACAAAGTTGGAGTGTATCGAGGACGTTCCCGACGAGGACGACGAATAACTAAGGCCGCACCCCCTGCTGGGGCCGAGCGCGGCGGCTCCGGCAAGGGTGAAGGGAGGTGGCTATGGAGCCGACAGTAGCATTACTACACAGGGTTGCCGCCATGCGTAAGGCGATGGCGATACCCGACGACGAGGACATTGAACGGGCGTGGCGGCGGTGGACCGGCCTGGACTTAGAGGTGGGAGATGTGCGCGAGGCCCTGCGGGGCGAAGAGTCAGATAGTGTTGTGCCTTTTCGACGGGCAAATCTACATCGAGCAAGCGATCCTAGCACTCAAGGCGCGGGACACAGAACGGGCGCTACGGTGCATGAGGTTGGCGCGAGAGGCCCAGCGCACGGCGGCGGGCGAGATCGAGGGGATAGATGATACCAAAGCGCATCACCGTAGCGTGGCTGCGAAGGCGGAAGGCTTGCGAGGATCAGGTCTCAATCTTCGGGGTTGAGTGGCCGCAGGGGGCAAGCCTCTCTCGTGAGAACCTACTACGGGCCGCTGAACTGAAACTTGATCTTGACTGGTTAGCTGAGGAGATTCTCACCCCTCCCCTGCGGGACGCCTACCAGAAGGCCAAGGCACCCCTGTGGGAAGCCTACCAGAAGGCCAAGGCACCCCTGTGGGAAGACTACCAGAAGGCCGAGGCTGCCCTGCGGGAAGCCTACCAGAAGGCCAAGGCTGCCCTGTGGGACGCCTACCAGAAGACCGAGGCACCCCTGTGGGGAGCCTACCAGAAGGCCAAGGCACCCCTGCTGGCAAACATCATTGAGGAAGACAATGGCCGCCGTTGCACTGAATGAAACCCCGCGCTGGCTTGCTGAATACGAGCCCGCCCTTGCGAACCTCAGTGGTGTCCTGCCGCCCATCCAGCGCCTCCTAGTCACCCATGCGCGGCTAGAGCACCTGCGGTTGCTAGATGACCTGGCCGCGTCTTCGCTCTCTACCGAATCGTGGCCCTGGTGGGTTTGCCTGCCTACCCGGTTCATCCGCACGCAATTCGAGACGCCAACCGGTTTCGGGATGGTGGCGTGGGAAGAGGACTGGTGGAGTTGGCAGGACGGGAGGAACTGATGCGCGTAGGCCAACGAATACGGATGTGCGATCCCTACTACGGCCTCCCAGCGGCCGGGGACATTCACGCCATCAGGAGCGACCCACAAACCCTAGAGGACTACGGCGAGCCGCTAGTGGGGCTTCACATCACGACGTTCAAGGGCCGCAGGCGGTGGACGAACTTGTGGTATCTGCCCCTGTCACAGGTAGAACAAAGCATTGAGCCCGCCGACGTGGGCGCGCCGACGGGCTCGGAGAGAAAGGAGTGTTGCTGAGACCATGATAGATCAAACGGAAGGAAACATCAAGGACTTGACTGAGTATGGCGACGATGCCATAGCCGAGATGATAGACGGCTTCACCCGCCAGGCCGAGCACTACCGCTGGCTGGCGCATGGCACCCGGGGGGAACTGCTGGCCCGTCTGCTGGACCGCGGCGCCACTGTCTTCGACGGGAAGGACTGGACGGGCAAGGTTCACCCCGGCCACATCACCCACCGTGTCGAAGACCCCGAACGCCTGTTCCAACGCCTCAGCGAGTTCCTGCAAGTCAGGGAGTTGGCGGTCGCGTTCGTCTATCCGGAGCCGCAACTGAAGGTGGACCACGCCGCGCTGAACCAGCTCGCCAAGAGAGGCGGCGATATAAGCAGGATTCTCGACGAGGAGCGCACGTCCATTCGGGGCGACTCCACACTCGAGCTCGAACGCAAGCCGGAGGTGGTGGCATGACGGTGAAAGCGACTGCCACGGCGACGAAGCGATACCAGGTTCACGTCGAGGGGCTGCAAGCTGGGCCTGTCTTCTTTCAGGTGATAGACCACGACGAGGGCGAGGCGCTAGTCACGGCCCTGTGCGAAGCCTTTGACATCTTCGTCCATGAGGCGGGCGGGTGTGCGTCCGACTGCCCGTGTCGCCAGAAGGAAGTGGACCGATGAACGACACCTTTGCTGAACGCGCTACCAGCGGAATGGACCGCGCCCAAAGCTACTACGACCACATGGAGCCGCCGGAGCCGTGCCGCGTCTGCGACGGCACCGGCAAGGTTCGGGTAGCGGCCATTCAGGATGCGGATGACAGGACGATCTACCTAGAAGGCGATGGGCCAGAGGTAGGTTGCCCATTCTGTGAAGGAGTGAGATGACGAACGACACTGAGACCCTGCCCGACATCTTTCGAGAGCGACATCCTGCCGTGGCCGTCCAACGGTTCAGCGAGGTTGCCACGGCCATAGGAAGCCTCATAGAGAACCGGAAGCTGTACGTCAGCATCAAGGGCCGCAAGCACGTCCGCATCGAGGGCTGGCAGGCGCTAGGAGCCCCACTGGGCATCTTCGCCCGCGTCGAGTCCAGCGAACGGATACGCGACGGAGATCGCTGGGGCTACGAAGCCTATGCCGTAGCGCATCGGATGGGCGAGGAGATATCCGCCGCCGACGCCGAGTGCTGGTCCGACGAGGCTAACTGGAAGGGCAAGGACGACTTCCAAGTGCGCTCGATGGCCCAGACGCGGGCCTGCGCCAAAGCCCTGCGCCTAGCCCTGGGCTTCGTGATGGCGATGGCTGGATACGAGGCGACACCCGCTGAGGAGATGGAGCCCGACGAGGCCCCTGCCCGCTCCCGTCCCACCATGCCCAAGGGCAAGCCAATGGCGTCGAAGCCAGCGAGCGGCAACCCTGAGGAGATAGTCCACACGATAACCGCCCTCAACCTCCCCTCTGGCAGCATCCCGCGCCTGCTCGGTGCATCCACCCTAAAGACGTGGGAGGAGTCTGGGCACTCCCCACGCTTCGCCCTAGACCTCTGCCAGCAACTAGCCGATAGGCTGGCCCAGGGCGACCTCCTGACGCCTGCTATCCTCACCATACGCCAGGAGGCGGGGCTAGACCAGGCCATCGAATATGAGCCCAACACCCTGACAGAAGAAGATCCGATAGGGGAGCCGGAAGCATGAACGACAAACTATTGATCACGCACATCACAGCCGCTTGGCTGCGGGAAGAGAACGCCTGCGAGGATCAAGTCCTGACGTTCGAGGCTGAGTGGCCCAACGGGGCGGATATCACAGCAGGCAACATCCGGCGGGCAATAGAGCTAAAACTGGACGTTGACTGGCTATTCGCGCTGGTGCTCCGTGCCCCCATCTACAAGCAGTACCAGGAGGCCCGTGCCGCCATCGACAAGCAGTACGACGAGGCCCTTGCCCCCATCGACAAGCAGTACAGGGAGGCCCTTGCCCCCATCGACAAGCAGTACAGGGAGGCCCTTGCCGAATGGTTCATCGAGAACGTGTTGGGGGAGCCAGAGTGAGCAAGGACGTTGATCTGCGGGTAGCGCGTGTCCTTCTGTGCATCATCAACTACCAGGCGGAGCACGGCTACCCGCCGACGCAGCGGGAGATCCAGCAGGGGGCAGGGATCAAGTCCGCTTCTAGCGTCTGGCGGGACTTGCAGCGGCTCAAGGCGGCGGGGCTGATCTTTTACGAGCCAGGATTGCCCAGAACCTTGAGGTTGGTGAAGTGACTAAGCTCTGTTCTACGCCTGGTTGCCCAGCGCCGAATGACGCCGCATGGCACATCCCCTGGTGTCGGGCCATCAAAGGCCACAAGTGCTTCGGTGAGCCTACACATCAACACTTTCCAAAACGCGGCATGGGCGGCCACAACCCGCAAAGCAAGATCGTGGCCTGTCTCTGTGCGGGGATGCACGATGCGGTAGACAACGGATTCAAGTACGGGAACGCCGTGACCCTGGATGGTGAAGGGCGAGGGGTCTATCGGCTATGGGAAGTGACGATAGAGCCGCCGGGGAAGACGTTGATCGAGCGGGTGATAGGGAAGTGTCAAGGTGAGCCTGTCGAACCTCGTCCTGAGCTTGTCGAAGGGCAGGAGACGGCCCAGGATGCACGAGAGACCGCCCCCGCCGACCTTGCCCTAGCGCCCACCAACCTCGCTATTCCTTCCCAGCCTGCCATCCGCTACGAGCGCCGCGCCCTGGTCATTGAGGGGCCGCTTTCGTGGGAACGCTACGAGGAACTATGCGCGACGTTGGAGACGATGGAGGAGGCGGTCGGCTTCTGGATAGGTGACGCGATCATAAGGGGCGAGCAGGAGTTCGGGGAACGCGCCTATCAGCCCTGGACGGCTAAAGGCTACAAGGCGGAGCGGCTGAGGCAGTACGCATGGGTGGCCCAGCAATTCCCGCCCGTTACGCGGGTATCACTCTCTTGGACGCATCACCGCATAGCCGCGGCGTTGCCCGAACCTCAAGCTCTCCTAGAGCGAGCGGTGGCTGAGGACCTAAGTACGCGGGAACTCAGGGAGATCGTTCAGGGGGCCAAGCCAGAAGAGGGCTGTCATCATTCCTGGAGGTGCGAACTATGCGGGGCAACGAAGTGAAGCCCCGCCTGCTTGACCTCTTCTGCGGCGCTGGCGGTGCAGCGATGGGCTACTACCGCGCTGGCTTCGAAGTTGTCGGCGTGGACATCAAGCCGCAGCCGCACTACCCCTTCGAGTTCCATCAAGCCGACGCGCTGCAGTTCCCCTTGGACGGTTTCGACGTGATACATGCCAGCCCACCGTGCCAAGCCTACAGCATCATGCGGAACCTGCCCTGGCTTCGGCACAAGGACTATCCGGCCCTCATTGATGTTACCCGTGAACGTCTGAGCCAGCCGGGAGTCCCCTATATCATCGAGAACGTCATGGGAGCTCATCTGGCGGCTGGTTGGCTGTGTGGGGGGATGTTTGGGCTACCCTTCTACCGCCATCGTGCCTTTGAGACTAACTGGTTCTGGATGCAACCTGGACACCCAAAACATCAATTCACAGTCAGAAATGGCCGACTGCTTGGTGCACGGGCGCGGGACATAGTTCACAACGGCGCTCGTGCGGTCGGGGCGAATGTCGGCCATGCTGCCGGAGTCGGACAAGCCCGTGAAGCGATGGAAATCCCGTGGATGACGCGAGAGGAGATCACCCAGGCCATCCCGCCTGCCTACACCGAATACATAGGGCGGCAACTAATGAAGGCTTTGCTATGAGCTCGTCCGTCCCCAAGGGCGCATCACGCGGGGTTATCTCCCTTCCTCCGGCCAAGGGTGCGATGCCTGCGGCATGTGGTGTGTCCTTGAGGGGAGGTGAGCGATGAACAAACATCAACTCTTGCTGGCGCTGAACGGCCTAGAGCATTGGCTTCTGGACGGGAGCGAGGAGGCGCGTCTGGGCTTGAAGGAAGACATCGATGCGCTGAAGGAGAAGATAAAGGCCGAACTAGCCTGTTCTGATTCTGAGAATGGTAGACATCACTGGGTAACTGAATGTCTAGATTGCGGCGAATGGATAGATGAGGACGGTCTAGTTCCGATGGGTCGTGGGGCATGACGTTAGCCCGTCGCGTGTGCTGCATCAGGGTGAGGGCTTATGGGATGGTGATTGCGGGTGCAATTACCGTACAGGAGGGTTCTGCTCGACGGGGCAGGGGAAACCTTGGTGCAGCACACAGGGCGGGCCAGCCCCGTATTGGTGGGGGCCGTCGAACCCCTGCCTGTGCGGGAACGGATAGCTTTTAGTGTTGCTTGCTTTGTTAGCGCGTAGACTACGGCAATCATGCCCGCCCAATATGGCGCTATGGGGGCTGGCTGAGCGAGCGGAACAGAGCGCATATCCGCACAGCAACGCGGGGAGTAGGCCAGCCCCCTGCGCCGCCAGAGGAGAAAGTGGTGGAAGACACAGAACACCTAATCGTCTTCGGTGCAGGTGGAATGGCAGAAGGGATGGGCAAGAGATGAACGCTAAGCCCGAACACGTACCCTGCCCTAACTGTGGTGGGCCATGCACAAAGATAGAGGAAAAAGTCCTTGCCGAGAACGGTTTTCCCTTCGTAATGGAGCGCTGGGAATCGCTCGTCAAGGGCAAGGTAGTGGCGAAAGGGTGGGCTTGGCAAGGCTTGAATACCCACTGGCTTTTCACTACGTTGGAGTCAGGGGTTCCGAGGCGCGCTGAACCTGCCCTGATTGTGATTAAGAAGGAGAACAGCATGATCCAAGGAGGTTTCGGATAAGGTGCCCAGCCTTGGGACTCGTAGTACTCGCCCTTGTCATTGGGGTCTAGACAGATACGAGAGAGTGTGCTAGAATGGGTGTGCTGGTAAGAGAACGCGGCCGCGAGGGGGTTAGCCTCCGACCGCATGGCACCGAGAAATGGAGGTTCCCGATGCATCCTCAGTATACCCCAATCGAACGCTTCTGGTCTAAAGTAGTCGCCCTCCCCAATGGTTGTTGGGTTTGGAAAGGCTCTCTTGGCAAATATGGCTATGGGTCTTTCTGGCCCAATCCTACTCTGAAAGTTCAGGCGTACCGTTTCAGTTATGAGCTTTTGGTTGGCCCCATTCCTGGGGGCCTGACACTGGATCACCTCTGCCGCAACCGCGCTTGCGTCAATCCCCGCCACCTAGAGCCGGTCACGATGCGCGAAAATATCCTACGAGGCAATGGGGCATCCGCAAGCAATGCCCGAAAAACCCACTGTCCAAGGGGCCATCCCTATGATTTGTTCAACACCTACATAGAACCTAGCGGAAGACGGAATTGTAGGCGCTGCAATGTCCTTAACGACAGAGCCTATAGAAAGCGCAAGGAGGTCACTATGAACTCAGGAGGAACCAGATAGATGTCAGGGGGCGCATCCTAGCAACGGTGGCGTTGGGTCTGGTGGTACTGGGATGTGCCCTAAGCGGCAAGGGAATAGTGGAGGTAAGCGATGGAAATAATAGCGATAACGTGGCTGTGGTTATGTCTCCTCTGTGGTGCTCAGAACGCCACTGGGAGGATATGGTGCTGGCAATGCGGGAGGCCCTAGATGACCGCGATGATCTGGAGACTGTTACATGCTTTGCGGTGTCCGAGGCGTGTAATGATTCAGTGGCCCGAAGGCTGCTGGGAGTGCCAATACTGTGGCTGGAGTCACTGTGTTCTTCCACAGGACAACTTTCATATTGCGCTACACAGGTGGTCCTAGATGAGCATTTGCTATGTCCTGACTGTGGGCTGTATCTCAGCCGCGCTCGTTTTGCTCAGCAAGATTCTGTACGAGTGGCAGGAGCGCTGGAGCGAGCAAAGGGCGGTGGACAAGCGAGTGCGGGCCTTGAGGGAGCGGTAGATGGAGGTATCAATCGAGGGGATTCGGGAGACGGCTGTGAGATACGTCCACGTTCGTCCTACTGGTGCGTCGGCGACAGCACAGGACGATACTGCCCCGTCTCAGAAGGTGGCAACGCAACGAGTTCAGGCACCAGCGTCCACATCGGCACCGTCGCCTGCCGAGCAAGTGAGACTGCGCTACATAGACGTTTCACAGTTGACGGCTTCCCGGGAGAGTGGGAGTGCGAGGATACCGGCGGGCCTGCTATCGAGGTGGACGGTTACATGGACTTTTGGGCGCGAGATTTGGACGAGGCTCTGCGCTTTCTGCCGCAGGGCGAGACGGTATGTGTGAGGTGGTTGCCATGACACTCGAGATTTACCTTTGCCCGAATTGCCGCGGCCAGAAGACTGTGCAAAGGCCCCTCTGGGTTGCGGGGGATCAACCTGTGTGGCTAGGAGGCGGCACCCCAGTTTACCCCTGCCCAACTTGTGACGCTAAGGGCTACGTCATCCTGACTGCTGAGGAGGTGCGCGAATGGCTCCAGCAGAGAGGGTAATGGAATCCGCGGCTATCCTAAATCTCTGGCCGAATAGATGATCAAATTTCCCACTATCGGCTATCACGGGACGGCGTGGGCCAACGTGCCGAGCATCCTACTCCTCGGTCTACGGTTAAGTAATCACCCAATCTGCGGAACCATATGGGTGGCGCGAACGCCAGAAGATGCGGCTGGCAGCGGCCCAGCAATTTTTAAGGTGAACTTCAAGGGCATCAAGGGCGGATGGTTCGACGATTGTGGAGTCATGTGGCAGGCTCACCTTTTTGAGCCAATCCCGACATCGCGACTACGCCTGATACGAAGGAGGTGAGCGAATGCCTGAACTGTGGTGCTCATTTGCTATCCCGCTTCCAGGCCCTGCCTCTAAGACAGGCTACCAGGACGACGCAGGCAACCACATCCTTGTGACCCATGAGAAGGTTGGCCTCGACTATCACGCGATGGAGTACGAGAGTCCTGACTGGTACGACGATGCCAAGACACTTTACAATGCCCTCTTCTCAGGCCGAGTAGCAAGCTGGCCGTTCTCGATCTGCACCATGTTCGGCGCTGCATGGTTGTACCAGCACTACCCACTGAACGCCGTGACCTGGGCGCAGGGCTACCTGGGCAACCTCTGGCTCATAGGCATTGAGACCGAGAGCAAGGACAAGCACAAGTTCACCGAGCCTGAGTATGCCCTACTGGTCAAGGTGAGCAAGTGGATCGGGCAGAACCTAGAGTGGAAGTGGAGAGGTGTTGGGAACAGGCAGACGAAACTCACTCATGGTGTCAATGGCTGGCTGTTCGAGCACAACAACACGCCCCTTGCACCTGGTACAGACTGCCAGGTATTCACGCACGGGCAGGTAGACCCTGAGCGATTGCTTAGGGATTTGAAGGAGGAGGATATGCAGTCAACCCCATTCATAGTCGCTGGTCATACCTACGTTCTCACGGAGACTGGCTTCCTGCACGTCCACGACAATGCAGAGCAGGCACGTCTAGAGCGCATGGGGTATGATTTCAGCAAGTCGAAGGTACTTGCAACCGACGACCCACTTCTAGACCACTGCCCTGTAACCTATAAGGAAATCCCAGGACCAATGAGGTAGAAAGGAGGGAAGGCTTGGAGTAAGCCCTGGGGGAGCGCTAGCTCTGTCCATCACGGCCGGCTGCGCCCCCGGGGGCTCGCCATCAGTGGGGGCCAACCGACTGTACGACCGAGTGGTGGTGTGGACTCCCGTGTCCCGCTCCATGTGACCAGGAAATCGAAGGCCGATGCTACGCAGTGGTGCGAGTGATGGAGTGAACTATGCGAGCGCGTCTTCTGAAACCAGGGTTCTTTAGCAACGAGGCACTCGGGCACTTGCCCCCGGTGTGCCGCCTTCTCTTTGAGGGCCTGTGGTGTCTGGCCGACCGCGAAGGGCGGTTGGAGGATCGCCCAGCGCGGATCAGGGTCGAGATCTTCCCCTATGACCGGCGTTTCGACGTGGACGCCATGCTTGTGAGGCTGGCTGAGACCGGCCTTATCGTCCGGTATGCGATCAACGGGAAGAGTTGCGTCTGGCTCCCAACGTTCTCCCAGCACCAGAAATGTCACCCCAATGAGGCCAAGAGCACACTCCCAACCTGCCCGCTAGATAGCCCCAACACCCTCAAACCAGACCAAGGTTTACCAATGGTAGACCAAGGTGACACCAAGGTAGCCGGTAAGAAAAGCGGTATAGGGTCTTCTTCGGTAAGAAAAGCGGTAAGTAAAGCAGAAGCGGTATCTTCCCCCCTACCCCCCTCCGACGATCCTGCTGCTTTAACCATGGACCATGAAGGCGAGATCCGCATGGAAGACAAGGAATACGATCCTGAGACGTTAGAACAAGACCTCAATACCCTGTTTCCTGAAGGCTGGAAGGTGAGGGCTCATGTCTGATCTGTCCGACCTGAAGGACCTACCGCCTGACCGCTGGGTATTCCTAGAGAGGCCGCGCTATTGCACCAACTGTAGCGTCGAGATCGAGGCGGGCAAGAAGGCGCTGTTTTTTCCCTTCACAACAAGCGTGTATTGCTACCGATGTTCGAGACTGCTCACTGGCAAACTAGAAAAGGGCAGCGGGAGATACAAGCGAGAATACATGCCGCCCTGCGGGAGGTGAATGAATGGACAACCACAAGGAGATGGCCGAGAACCTGAAGTCGGCTAGGGAGGACTTGCGCTCTCTCATGCTGCCCTACCCTGCCATACAAGCCGCAAGGTTGAAGATGCAGTTTGTAATCGCCGCCCTCGAAGCCGACCCTGGTGGAGAGCCGCTGGCGGAGGGATGGGCTGGGCCGCAGCGTTTCCGCCGGCGGGTTGTTGGTCCGATGTGTGAACCCGTTTACGATGACTACATTCCTGTCTGGCTAAACTACCAACCCAAAGAGGGGAAGCGCGTCGCCATCTACGGAGTCGGTGAATGAATTGCCCACGCTGCATCCGAGGCCAGATAGTAGGCGACTCATGCCTTCAATGCGGGCATGAGGGTTCAGGGCCTAGTTTCACGGAGAGACTTGCGCTCATGGCCGAGGTGCCTGCTGGCAGGGCCGCACCCCGGCTTCCCGATCCCACGCGGACGGAACGCTATGAAGAACGGGTGAACCAGGGTTCGCAGGCCATCATCGCCACATTCGCTCGGAAGCGTGAGAAGAAAGTCCTTGAGGACGAGGTGTTATTCCAAGCCGCTGCCCGCAGGGTGGGGGCCGGGGTGGATGATCTGAGAAGCAGCGCCAAGGCTTACTCTGCCTTGAGGCGCGAGGTAGCAACTGAACTGGGGATGCTGGGGCTGAGCTACGAGCGCATAGGGGGCCTTCTCGGCAGATCTGCATCCACAATACAGGGTTGGTTCCGTGGTTCTTGAGCGTGACATCGTGGCCGCCTGTGTTGACTACCTACTCTATCGTGGGGCATGGGTTTTCAGGGTAACAGGCCATCTGGCTCGGGAGGGTGATCGGGTGTTTGGCCAAAGAAAAGGTATACCCGACATCCTCTTCATACTGAATGGGAAGGGTGGCGCGGTGGAGTGTAAAGTCCTCGGCAAGCAGCCGACGCCCCATCAACAGGCCGAACTCGACGCCATCCGGCGGGCCGGAGGACTAGCAATCGTGGCGCACGACGTTAGCGATGTGATCCGGGAGGTGGCATGATAGGAGGTCAAGTATGGATGATGGTCTTTGCCTGTTTGCGAATTGGGTAAAGTCGCCAAATTATGGCTACCCACGAGGAACGCACAGCCAACTGACAACCCCTATCGCCGTCGTTGACCACCGGGGCAAGCGCCCATTCCCGGGCGGCCCCACTGAGTTCCTGAAGGTCGGCTTCGACTGGGACAACGTGATCCGCCTCACCGACACCGTCATCGGCGCCATTCCCAATGCCCAAATGTAGAGAGGAGGTATTCTCGGTTTGTGGTGGGGGCGCTCTGTCCATCATGGCTGCGCCCCCTGGACTTATCAGGAGTGAGGCATGATCGGCTCTGAGACATGGCGCACCCAAGCAGAGAGTCAGTGGTATCATCTCCATCTCCGAGACTTCGATGCAGTCAAAGCCTTCCGCTCCGACACCCTGCGCGAGATCGGCACTCGAAGACCTCGTGCGTGGCATGGTGTTCTGCCGTGGCGATTGCATGACCACGAAGACCACTCGGCTCTTGATGCGACCTTCGTGGCCTACCTGGACGTGAACCTGGCGCTCTATAATTGGGGGCAGCGGATGTTCATACTAACGCACCAGCCCCTCGACTGGTGGGCCGAGAGGCTGGCAGAGGTGGGGGCTGAGGTTACTTGCGCTCGTCTAGGATGTGCTGAATAACCGCTTTCGTAGGAACTTTGTGCTACTATTGACAACCTCGTTTCGTGGGTGTACGCTATCTGTAATCGAATACCGGAGCGACGCCGCTGTCTCGTCGTCTCATGCGATGGGGGCGGCTTTTTCTATATGCTCAAGATACCAACGAAAGAAGCCAAGACACAGCTTTGCATCTGGCTCTATCTGCGCTGGCTCTATGAGCACAAGGACCCGAGGGGGCTATGACAGGTAGACCCTTGAAACTGACGCCAGAATCACAAGAGCGCATCGTCGCCGCTACTCGCAATGGCGCCTATCGGGAGATCGCTGCTAGACTTGGCGGCGTTGACAGGGCTACCCTTCTCCGCTGGCTCAAAGACGGCCGGGAGGCCACTGCTGGACTGCAGCACGACTTCTACGCCGCGGTGAAAAAAGCCGAAGCTGAGTGGGAGCAGGAGCAGGTCGAGGGCATCCGTGACGTAGCTGTCGGCGGCCAGGTCATCAGCCGTACCACCACCACCCGGAAGGACGGCACAGTCACCGTCACTGAAACCCTCAGCCGCCCAGAGTGGACAGCACGGGCCTGGCTGCTGGAGCGGAAACTGTACGACCGCTGGGCCAAGAAGGAACGGCTCGAGCTCTCCGGGGACGAACGCCGGCCGCTGCGCCTGGAGATTGTGGTGCCGAAGCCGTATCCGGGGAGGCATGATGTCTGAGTGCCGAAGGAGGCATGATGGGGAAATTCCATCGCTGTCCTGACTGTGGCCGCTCTCACGCTGGGTTCACAGAGCTTTGCGGCGACTGTCTTGGTTATGGTTCGCGACTCGTTGAAGGCTCTGAAGCGCAAGTCGCTGGCATCACCCCCCTTGTTACAATAATGGGTGGGAAGGAAGCGAATAACGTAACGCACAGGGGCAGGCCAAGGCAATATCGTAACAACGCTGAGAGACAAGCAGCCTATCGAGGGAGACATGACCACCGCGACCCTTGAAGAGAAGCGCACCATCACGATGATGCCCGGCGGTCAGTCGGGCTTCTTCATGTCTGGGGCCAAGTACCCCGGCATGTTCGGCGGTGTGGGTGCCTCTAAGACGTTCACAGGCTTGTTCAAGGCCATCGCCGTCGCTGAGGGGTATCCGGGTGCGTACGTCCTGATAACCGAGCCCACGGCCCGCATGATCGAGGACGTGCTGATCCCTACGTTGCGCCAGGAGCTAGGCTCTGTAGAGGGGACGGCCTGGACTCTACAGGGCAGCCCCGGAGCTAGGGATATCGTCTGGTATAACAAGTCGGTGTTCAGGCTCAGGAGCGCGCTCCTCATGTCTCCCGACATGCTGGCTGGACAGTTCCTAGCTGCGTTCTGGATGGACGAAGCGGCGCTGGGCGACCAGGAGCGCTCGTTCAGAAACCTACAGGAGCGCTTACGTCAACCAGGGGACTTCCCGCATCAGGGTTGGGTAACATCTACCCCCAGAGGCAAGAACTGGTGCTACGACCTCTGGGGGCCAGAGCACAAGCCCACGTTCGAGGCGTTCCACGTCAAGACGAAGGAGAACTCCTACCTACCTGGAGGCTACTACGAAGACCTGCTGGACTCATTCGGCGACACGCCCTTTGCGCGCCAGGAGCTCGAGGGCGAGTTCGTCACCTTCCAAGGACTCATCTATGCCATGTTCAGCACGTCGGTTCACGTTCAGGAGCCGCCAGCGCGGAGCGAGTTCATCCGCGTCGTGGCTGGGGTGGACTTCTCCGGCGGCACGAGCCCTTCGGTCATCGAGGTGTACGGTCGCAAGGCATCGCGTCACGTGGCAGGGATGGCCGAGTTCTACGAGCGAGGCTGCCCCATCGAGCATCTGGTGGAGGCTGCGGGCAGTCTCATGCAGGAGCACAAGATCAGCCGGTTCTACTGCGACCCATCGGGACGTGAAGAGATCGAGGCGATGGTGAAGGCTGGGATACCAGCCTGTCCCGCCCCCGTCAAGGACGTGAACCTGGGGATCAAGCTCGTGAGTTCGCTCCTGAGCCGTGGGGCTGGTGGCGAGCCTGGGTTGACCTTCAGTCCGGGCCAAGTCCAGCAGATCTCCGAGATGTATCAGTACCAGTGGCGCGAACAGAGGACGACGGGCCAGTTCCTTGATGAGCCGGTGAAGGCGAATGACCACGCCTGCGACAGTTCTCGCTATGCCATAACTGCCCTCGTGGAGCCGCCTGCGTCGAGGCCGAGGATAGGGACGGCGGGGATACGGGTCTAGGGGGACTTATGGACACTGAGACTCAACCCTTGTGGACAACGACGCGGGAGGCAATGGGGAGAGAATATAAGGTAGCGCTATACCCTAATAACACGGCTATGGAGGACGGCAATTTCACTTGCGATTTGGCTCAGATTCGTTACGCCCAACAGAAAATTGCGGTCAACGCCATAATGCCATTCGACGGGCGAGATGCGAGTCTTCTTCACGAATTGGTACATCTGGCCAACCGCTATTCTGAGAGTGGGCTTGAGGAAAAGACTGTCCAAAGGCTAGGCGAAGTTCTGTACGCCTTCCTACGCGGGTTTGGGCTCTGGAACGAGTTTCCCTGGCCGGATAAGGAGGAAGCATGAGCTGGATCATGCGCTTTCTACACTGGCTCTTTGGTGTTGGACCTGAGCCGACCAAGCACAAGGGCGGTGAGTGGCTGGGGCCTGAGAGGGCAGCACGAGAGCATCACAGGACTCATTTGCATCGTGGGTGGCACAGAGACCCGAGCCGGGCGCCGTGGTGCAAGAGCAAGAAGCTGAGGACAGCATGAAGAAGCCCGAACTCAAGGACATCACCGACCTGCACGACCTCCTGAAGGGCGAATACAGCGAACTCTCGGCCCAGGACACCGAGATGGCCGCCCTGGACGCCATGACCTACAACGTACCCCACTGCGAGCCCGACATAGCGAACTACACGCCCCACGTCATCCGGTCGGGGTGGACGCGGCGGGCGATCAAGTCATTCGTTGCGACGTTCGCTACAAAACCCATCTTCCGCCACATGGCGGGGATGGGGGCCACGTCTCAGCGACTCTCGGAGGACATCGAAGCGTTCCTGAACAACGTGCCCTGGGCGATAGAGGCGAAGTACGGGAGCTTCTGGCTGCCTGCCGTCGAGAACAGCGGCGTCTTCGGGCGTGGCTGGGTGGAGGTACTACCCAAGCGGAAGCGTTGGGCGGGTGAACCCGACTATCCCAAGAGGGGCCAGGGGGAAGACCCTAAGACGGGGAAGCCTGTAGCGACTGACGAGGGGGTCGATGCCTACAAGGCGCGGCGGGAGGAGTGGAAGAAGGATATGCTCCCACCCGTCTCCATCCGTTTCCTACCGTCCGACCAGATTTTTGCCCTGGTGACGGAGCAGTACCGGGTTCTCAAGGGTGTTCGTTTCACGGAGATCACCCTGGCAGAAGCAGGGACGAAGTGGCCAGACACGTTTGGCGACGCCTACGGCGACAAGGAGAACGACCCCACCGACACCGTGGCCTGCTACGAGTATGTGGACGAGGAGTGGGTGGCGCAGAGTGCGGCGTACAAGGGTCAGGGCGAAGACAGCGTGACCACTGAGGACTTCGTGACGCCACCCTGGCGCCACGGGATGAAGATGTGCCCGTGGATTCTAGTGGAAGCGCTGACCACGGCTTCAGTAGACCCGAACAAGCGCTGGGAGCCGTGGCTCAGGGAGGCAAAGGACGTAGGGGTAGCGATGGACTCCCAGCTCACGCGGAAGGCGATGATCAGCGAGATATGGCCGATGCCCCAGCCGCACCTCAGAATCAAGGGGGCAGCGCCGGATGGCGTTGAGAAGGGGTACGAGACCATGCAACTGTCGTCCCCTAACACCCTTATCACTTACGAGGACAGCGACTTTACCATTCATCCCTGGTCGCAGTCGGAGCCGGGTGCCGAGGAGCTGTGGCAAAAGCTCTTCTACTTCATGGATCGGAGCCTCCCGAACGTGGGGGCGGAGATAGCCGAAGGGTCTAGCGGGACACCTGCCTGGACCTGGCGGTTGCGGGGCCAGATGCTCGACAGGGACATGAAGACGGTTGCTGACAACCTCGCGCTGAGTGCTAAGCGAGTGGGGCAGGCGATTCTTCGGGCCATCCTCAGTCACTGGATCAACGAGCCTGTCTACTTCGGTCGCAAGACAGAGAAGGGGGCAAAGGTCGTCAAGCTCAGCCCGGACGACATATCCGGCCAGGTGAACCGGATCGAAGCCGCGGTGAAGACCTCGAAGCTCATAGACCGCAACTCCAACCTGGGCGCTATGAAGTTGGCGATAGACATGGGCCTGGGCAAGCGGTGGGCTCTTCAGGAACTGGGCGAGTACGAGAACCCGCAAGAAATCCTGGACGAAGCTGAGTTGGAAGCGGTGGAGTATTCGGAACCCATGCGACAACAGCGCATCATAGACATTATGAAGCGAGCCGACTTACTGCAAGCGCAGGACAATATCATGTCGCCGGAGGAGATTCAGAGGCTGCTTCCGAACCTACCGCCAGGGATTCAGGCAGCCATAGGGTTGCCCCCAATGGGCGGGTTGGGTACCAGTGGAATTCCGATGGGAGCTGCCCCGAATACCCTTATGAGAACTGGGCAGCAGGTAGCACTCGGTGGCCCAACGCCCTACGCGCCAGAACCTGGCGGGGCAGAGGCCATACCGACGCAATGATAGGAGGAACTATGTTCGAGCCGCGACAGGTAGAGATGACGACACTCTGGGATGAGGGCAAGGAAGAGGTGGTCATAACCAGGAAGCCCCTGGTTACGCTCTGGTGCCACCGTTTGATACACAGTTGTGCTCCCCAATTCACACCAGAGGCTTTAGGTTATCGGCGCGTCTCCTACCGTATTGACTTTGACAATAGTCTCTATGCCCGCCCGTGGCTTCTGTGGGCAGTCCTGCGGTTGAGGCAGAAGATGCGCGAAGTCTATTGGGCGTCACTAGATTGGCTGTACCATCGGGGGATCATCCATTGGCGAACGCCTGAATGTTTGCCCTCCCGTTGGCGCGATCTGGGTCTGGGGCCTACACCAAAGGGCCGGTGACACCATGAGCCGACTTAGCGAACGCTACGAGGCTTCGGTTGAGGAGGGGGCCAAGAGGGAACTGGAACGCCGATACATGATGGCTGAGATGTTCGGCGAAGGCGGAGTCCGCCTCTCACGAATTGAAAAGATGGAGTTGTTCAAGCAGATGGCCCTAGACCCCACCGGCGCGGGGATGATTGACACACTTGCCCGCAGACGTGCCGCTAACAAGTTAGGCCCGACGGACGTGCCGAAGGACTGGTGGACGTGGGTAACGACAATGACAGAACGAATGCAGGGCTATCCCGTAGAGGAACAGCGGTAAATGTTACTGCGCCAAGGTCAACCGTCTGTGGAGCGCCATGTGTTCTGGCCTGGGCATCATTTGCAGGTTCTCAAGGCGATTGTCGCCGGAGACACCGTTGATGTGGTGAACGACGTGGCCCTTAGGGATAGAGCCGTTCGCCTCCTCCCAGACAACCCGATGGGCGAGGTAAACCTGCCCGCGTCTCATTGCGACATGATACCCATTTCTGTCGATCCAGCCGCCCTTTTGATGCGCTTGACTCATTTTCTCTCGCGCTTCAGGGGAGTTTATCTTACCAAGTTGGGCCTGCCGTATCCTCTCTCGCACCTCAGGAGAATGGTGCCGTCCAAGATTGGCCTGCCGAAGTGCCTGGCGAAGTTTTTCTCCTGCTTCAGGGTCAGCCCATCGTTTGATCATGGCCTGGTGCATTCTCTCCCGTGTCTCCGGGGACATCGGTCGGCCAAGGTGGGCTTGGCGCATCTTCTCGCGGGTTTCTGGGGACTCTTTATGGCCGAGACGACAGGAGGGACGGCCAAGCATGCGCTGGCGGCATTTCTCTGCGAATTCAGGCGTTCGTTCGTAAACTCCCCTTGGCATCTTAGGTTCAAGTATAGCACAAGGTGGGGATAGATGCTAGAGGACAACGAAAACTACGGGCAGTTGGCAGCAATGGCTTGGAGCATGTCGGCGTATGCGGTGCAGTCATGCGGGTACAAGCGACACGCTCTCCATAGGATACCGTCCTGTTCGACATCTATTCGCGCATTATCGCACCCCGCTTCGCTCCATGACGCCTCGACTGCCGGGGGCGCAGGGTGACTCTCGTTGAAGGTTCTAACGGTGGCGAAACTGCCTAGGCCAAGGGCCGCAAGGCTCAGGACTAATGCAATGATAGCGATTCTCATGTCGCACCTCTCTTTCAGAGAAATGATACCACTGTTCTGAGGAGAATGGGACAATGCCGCAACTAACACAGCAACAAGTCGAGCAGATCATCCGGCAGGCGGCCCAGCCAGCCATCCAGAAGTACGGCATCCAAGACGTAGGCTCGTTCATTCAGGCTCTCGTCGCCATCGCCTACGGTGAGTCGTCTTGGACTACAGACGCCCAAGGCGACCTCCAGCCGTCCGGGCGGTATGCGAGCCAAGGACTTTTCCAACTCCTTGACCAGACAGACGATGGGCGGCAGGGGCGCGGCTTCGGCATGTCCGTTGCGGACCGCCAAGACCCCGCCAAGAACGCAGCCAAGGCCGCCGAGTACCTGGGGGCTATCTGGGGCGACGCAGAGAAGAAGGGCCAGGGAACGGCTACGGCGGTGGAGAGACTTGTACGAGAGGGCCAGATACCCGCCGACCCTGCCTCGGCTATCAAACGAGTGAAGGAGACAATGATGGGAAGCGCCGACGTTACCGCTGGTACGGCTCTTCAGCCCGCAACCACACAACAGGCGGGAGGCAACCAGGACATCATCGCGTGGCTCAAGGCCCACGGGTTTGGCTCATACGTCGGGAAACTTCAAGACGGCACAGAGTTTCCCTACGATCCTGGCACCGGTGGCTCACTTCCCTCTTGGCTCGGGCAACTCTACAGCGCGGCCACGATGGGCACCACCTCCGGCCAGGCTCCCGAAGACATTGCCTACACGAAAGCACAGACTGGGCGGACGCTGGCGGAAACTGCACAGATTCAGCAGGAGACTGACAACTACATCCCCGAACAAGAGCGCAAGGCGAAGCAACAGGAATTTGAGAACAAAATCACCCAACAAGGACTCGACGTAGATGTGGCTATCTCTCAGTTCAATGCCTGGGTAGCCGTCACACAAGAAGCGAGAGCTCGCGCCGAGAAGGAGTTTGACGTAGCTGAGAGGCGGGCAGCATGGACGACTCCAGGGAAATACTGGCCTGGGCAGGAGCCAGGGGGCCTCAATGCTCAGATGTACGAAGCTCATGGGCTTCCCACCTACCCGTCACCAGAAGGCGTCCCGATCTCCCAGATGCCGAGCCTTGAGGCCACCTACAACAAATGGCAGGGGAACATGGGCGTCTCTCAGAACGCACCGGCGATGGCTGGCGTGAGTACGGGGCCTACGGAGTCGCAGTCGTTCATTCAGAGTTTGATAGAGAAGGGCAAGGCCCGCCAGTCTCAGACAGCATACACGGGCTGGGCGGCCCCATAGGAGGGTTACATGGCAACGCGAATCATGTGGGCAGCCGACCAAGCCTCGGCCTTCCTTGTCGATGACAAGGGCAACTACGTCGGCAAGTGGTACGCTAACAATCCCGAGTTGAGCAACTTCGACCCTTTCACCTATGGGGGTGGGCCAGGCGTCTACGGGGCTAGTGGAGGAACGCCCGCCGGAGCAGCAGGAGTGCCAGGGTGGGTGTACGGCCAAGGCGGTGCTGGCGGCCCTACTTTCCACGACCCCGCCGTTATGGACTACGAAGAGTGGGTGCGCCAGTTCAATCTGACCGACGCCGACCGCGACGCTGCCGCTGCGGAGGTTCATCGACAGTTCGATGAACGCCTAGCGCTGGACCGCGCCCGACTCGAACAAGAACTCCGACAGACCCAGATGGAGATCGCCAGCGCTGAGGGTATGCAGCGCGAGCGGTTGGCGGCGGAACTCCAGCGAATACAGATGCAGATCGCCAGCAACGAGAGCATCGCCAACCTCGACCGAGCATCGCGCGAGAAACTTGCCGAAGCAGATATCATGCAGCGCGTCCGCGAGATGCAGTCGCGCGAACGCATCACGGCCGCTGAGACATGGGCCAACCCCATCGACTACTTGGCGTACAACAAGTGGATGTCCGGTCAGCAAGCGATGACGACTGAGAGCGGTTTGCCTGTGGGCGCTCCTGGCTGGAACACGGGTCTACCAGGGGCGACGCCTGGGCAACCAGAGGCCGCAACGGTGGGTGCCGGAGGCGTGGCGACGGGTGGTGCCGACGTGTACGGCCAGCAACTAGCCGCCGGCGGTCGTATTCAGGAGTTCGGAGCCTGGGGTGGGCCGACATCGCCTGTAGGGGGGACGGCGTGGGTAGCGCCCCACCAGGCGAACCTCACGCAGTTCGCTAACCAGCCCCTTCAGGCGCAGCAGATGGCCTATGCCAGATGGCGTCAGCGTGGGATAACACCAGGGACGGCGCAACAGATGATGTTCGCCGCAGCCCCCACCGGAACCGCCAAATCTACTGTTGCCTACGGATAGGATGGCTGATGGCGAAATCATGGTTTGACTTTTTGCCCCTCGAAGAGTACCGTCGCGTGTTTGACGTGCGAAAGTTCCGCGAACAGACCGAGCCAAGCCCTGAAGAGAAAGAATCATGGGTACAGAAATCCATTGAACGTTTCCGCGAGGCTACCAAGGCGGCAGAAGAGAAGCGCATGTCACAGGCCCTAGAAGCCCGGCAGCGCGAGGAAGCCAAGGTGCCTGCTGTGCGACCACTGGGGATCGAGGCGCGGGCTATCCCTGCGCCCAGGGTGCCAATGACAGCGGACATTCAGAAGTTTCGGGATGCTACCGCACCCAGAGAAGCAGCAACCAGACTGCGCGAGAAGGTGCAGCCGTTGGGCCTTGAAAGACTCGCTACGAAGCGCTACACGCCCGAAGAGTTGGGCTGGATTGAACAATACAGACGGGGCGAGATGGACGAAGAGACGCTGAACGACCTTCTGGAAGGCACCGTCAGCGAAGCCCCCATTACCTTCGTGCCGCCACCTGTCTATGAGGCCGCTGGACGCATACCGAAGGTTGGCAAGTACGCCGAACCCCTTGTCGCTGGGTTGGGCGAACCCTGGAACCTTGCGGGGGGCCTAACGCCGTCCTTGGCGAAGGTTGGCGGTATCGGTCTCGGCGTCACGGCAGGTCAGGCCATCGAAGAGAAACGGATGCCGACAGCAACGGAGGTAGGACTGGCTATCGGAACGCCGTTGGTTCTGGGTGCCGCAGGCAAGGCTATTCCCGCCGCAGTACGAGGAGTCCGTGAGGTCGCCGCCAAGCCAGAGATCGCGGCCTTCCGCAGGGCCATCGGCGCGACGCTGGCAGAGGAAAGAGGCGGCCTGAAGTTGCCAGGTGAGGAACCTGTCTCCCCCGACATCGCCTCCTTCCGCGCTGCGACGGAGACGCAGGCCGAGCGCATGGCCCGCTGGAAGGCAGGGTACAAGCCCGAAGCGGCCCCAGAAGCGCCCATACGTGGCCCGCAGCCTGTGGGCAAGGAGGAAGCCCTGGCGCGATGGCGGGTGCCCTATAAGCCAGAACGCCTAGCGACTCCTGAGCGACCTACGGTTGAGGCAATGACGGAAACCCAACCTATCCCTCCTGGCGCACCTCCGCCAAGTGGGACTCCGCCTACAAGCATTGGCGATGCCATGAGTGGCGAACCTTCTACCCCTGGCGGACTTCTGGCACGATTCCTTGACCGGATGCCTGGCCGTGATGTTGGCAAGTCGGACTGGGCCAAGTTCGAGGGTGGCCTGGGTGCCGAAGGTAAGGGAATCGAACTCTGGACGCGGGAGACGCAGAACCTAGAGCGCAAGTTAGGGATCAAACCTGGCCCCGAACGCACGCCGGAGAAAGAAACAATTATCAAGGCCCTTCATGGTGAGGGGACGGTTGACCCGAAATATCAGTCCCTGGTGGATCGTCTTCAGAGTTTCCTCGCTGAGCACGAACAACGAGTCTTGGCTGATGTCCCCGCATTTGAGAAGAAGATGCTGCCTCAATACTGGCCGCGGGGATGGCGGAACCCCGAAGTCTTCTCTGGCGGCGAACCTTTGACGACACCAATCGTCCGCACGGGCAAACTAGGCCCCGGTCAGATTCCTGGCACCTTGCGCGGCAGGACTCTTCCCAAGACATTCACAGAGGCTCTTGAAATGGGAGGCGAGCCAATTTCCTGGGACCCCGCCCAGCAGATCGGCCTACACGCTGCAGAGTTGGCGGACTACCGCTATTCGCAGGTCGTGGCCGAGTTGTGGAAGATGGAAACGCGGGCTACCCCCAAGTCTGTTGCCCCGAACAGTTGGCAGACACCCGATTATCCAGCCTTCCAGAGCCGTCCGTATGTCACCAAGGAAGGCACCGTAGGCTGGAGTGAACCCCTGGTCGTCTCACCCGAAGACTTCAGCCTGCTAGAGAATATGCTGGGTAGGAGACCGCCAGGTATGGAAGACGCGGCGGCCTACATTGCCAGCGTTTTCAAGCGCATCAAGGTGGCTGGCGGCTTCTTTCAATACTTCGACCTTCAGAACCGTGCGTTGTGGCGGTCGGCAACACGGGGCGAACTAAGCGCCCTTCCCGCCGCAGTCCGAGCGTGGGCAGGAACTTTCGTTCCGCCGCTACGCCCGAAACTGTGGAAGGCACTCATGGCCGATCCTGTGGTGAAAGAAGGCACCGAGGAGGGGCTACAACTCGTCGGCGGCCTGGACACATGGAAACGTACCATGCGGGCCGCTATCGAACCCGACCTCGTACTCAGATTCCCCGTCTTGGGTGAAATCCCGACTGGGAAACTGCCTGTTGGCGTTGCCAACAAAGTCCGCGCAGTCCAACGTGGCCTGAACAGCATCGAGGGCTATCTGGCTGGCGGACTCTACGATTCAGCCCATCCCCAGTTCGTTTCGACGGTCTACAAGAGCATACGGGCAGAATTGGGCAACAAGTACCCTACCTACACGTCACGCCAACTCTCGGCTTTGGCTGCTGACCATACCAACGTCCTCATGTCTTCAATTCCTGACTGGGAGAGCGTGCTAGGCCCGCGCCTTCGCCAACTGGGGCGGGCGACGGTGTTCAGTATCAACGAGAACGAGGCATGGCTACGGCAGATTAGCCGCCCTATCACTAGCGCGAACCGCAGTCTCTACCTCCGCCAATGGTCGGGGTACGTATTCGGCACCTTAGCGGTCGCTGAACTTATCAACTACGGGATGACGGGGAAACTGTTGGGCCAGGATCAGCTAGCCCCTATCGTTCTACAGGACGGCAGACCAACCTATAACACACGTTTTGCCCGACCCCAGTTGGACGGACAGGGGCCAGTTGGGAAACTGGTCGGCATTACCGGGCCACAGGGGAGGCACATCTATCTCGACCTCATGGGGCAGGCGGACACACCGTTCCGCCTCTTCGCCCCGCAGTTTTTCGTGATGAGTCGACTTTCCACGCCCCTATCCGTCAGTGTTCAGGAACTTCAGAGTCGCACATTCTTTGGGCAGCAACCCCTCGAAACGACCGGGGAAAAGGTAGGGTTTGCCGTCGAGCAGGGACTCATACCGATCCCCGCCGTCGGATTTGGTGAGGAACGTGGTCGCATCGGGACTTCCGGCGCGGCTATTCAAGCCGCTGGCTGGAATGTCTCAGCTGAAAGCAACTTCCAACTGCTCAAGAGACTCGTTCCGGGCTGGGGAGGCATGACCAAGGGCCAGAAACAAGAGGTTGCCGATGTTAACCCGCAGGTCGCCGCTGTGTGGAATCAACAGTTGGAGCGCGGCCTAGAGCGCGGCGAACAGTGGGCCAAGACGAAGCAAGAAACCCAGCAGGCCGCCGACGAGTTCGGGGCAAGTGTCTTGGCGGCGTACAACAAGCCAGGGATCACCGGCGCGGACATCATGGACTCGGTTACAGACTTCCTTGTGAAGCGGGCGAACCAAAGCGAACTCCGCTATGCAGGAGTCGAGTTCAAGAACCAGGGCGAGGACCAGAAACTTCTCGACGCCTACTATGAGATCACGATGCCGGAGCCGTCGTCGGCATGGGAACGCAATGAGTTCTTTGACAAGCAGGACGCCTTCATTGCGGCCAACCCACGGGTGAAGGAACTCATCCGACAGAACCACCAAGCCATCTTCACCGATCCTCAGATGAAGGCGCTTATGGCTGAGATCGACGCCGCCCGTGACGTTAGGAGTGAATACTACAGCATCCCCGCCAAGTTGGGCTTTACGGCTGAAGAGGAAGCCGAACTCGCGCCGTGGGCAACTCAGGCAGCGGATATGAAGTCCACCTTCCACTATTCGCCCAGGCGGGCGCTGGATCAATTGGGCCTTGACGCCGATCTCGCCAACCGCGTCCTCAGATACATGAACCGCGCCGCCAACCCCGCCCGCGCCCGCTTCTGGCGGCAGAATAAAGACAAGGAGCACCTGTACAAGCAGTTCTACAGTGACCTACCGCTAGAAGTACCCGCCGAGGAGTTGGTGGGAGTTCAGTAGAGGAGGTAAGCCGCTTTCGGGCGGCTTTTTCATTGGGGACGAAGATGATCTCTAACAAACCGAGCAACGGCCCTGGCGCAGGCAGCGGAGTGCATCTGAATTTCTCGTTCCCCAAAGCGCCAGACGTTCCATCCTGCGTCATGGGCGGCTTTGTTGAAGGCGATATCGTCTGCCTTCCTGTTAGGCCGCGAGTGCCAATAATCCCCGTCGGCCTGAACTATGAGGTGGGCTTGCTCGAATACGAAGTCGGGTTGCCACCTACCGAACATCGTCTTGTGCATCTCGAAATGGAGGCGGCGTTTCTTAAACTCGTCACGCAGAAGGCACTCGATGGAGGTCATCTTTGTCGGATACCGATGGCGAAGACGGCCCTGGCGCTGACGTTCACGTGTTTCAGGCGAGTGCTTGTGGCCGAGAAGATGTTTCTGGCCAAGCATGGCCTGGCGTATCTTCTCTCGTGTCTCAGGGGAATGCTTATGACCGAGGAAGGGCTTTCTGCCAATGCCCTTGCCAAGGGCGGCTTGCCGCATCTTCTCACGGATTTCGGGTGTTCGCTCGTAAAGGCCCTTCGTCATTTCAGGTTCAATTATAACAGAAGTGTAGCTAAATATCAATAAGGAGGTTTTAACCATTATGGCGACGAAAAAGAGTCCGTCTTCCGACCCCGAAGCCAAGGTTGCGGAGCCACAGGCCCCAGTCATAGAGGCTGAGGTCCCTTCGCCCGAGGTAGAGGCAGGGGAGTTACCGGACGAGACGACAGCCGATCCCTTCGAGGGACGTACCACGGAGGACATCCTGAAGGGTCTCGCAGAGGCCCGAAAAGATGACTTCGAGGCGTTCACCCGGACCAACTGGGAAGAGGGGCGCCGGCACGGCCAAGGAGAGGCGACCAAACAACTGGAAGCCGACAACAAGAAGCGGACGATCGAGGGGCAAGCGCTCGCCACCTTCGACCACTGGGAGCGCAAACGTCTGTCGGACGACCCATACGAGACCCAGGAGTTTGCCAAGGCCATAGACCACCCTGAAGTGCGGGCAGCTTACGACCTGGGCAAGAAACTCAAACAAGGGCCACCTGTCGGTGAGGTGATTCAGCAGAATCTCCGCGCAGCGATGGATAGTATCTTCGAGCCACTCAAAAACCATCCTACCCTGAAGGAGATGACTGACCAAGAACATAATGCCATTTATGAGGAGTTCAAAGGTCAGCCTGACCCCTTTACCCAGTTCACCAAGAGATACTGCGAGCTCATCATCGAACGGGGCATCGCCGCCGGCCGCACTAAGGATGGCGCCAAGAGCCTTCAGGACGCCCGGGAGGAAGGCCGGCGCGAAGCCTACGACGAGGCGGGCCTTGAATACCCAGGAGAGCCGGTCGAGGGCCGGAAGGCTCCAAAGCCTGGCTCTGCCCAGGACTTACGAAAGCAATATGCCGACGGCGACATCGACACCGCGACCTACAACAAAAAGATGATCGCCATCGGCGCCAGTCCATAAGGAGGTAATAAATGGCAATCCAGACTGCGACTACCGGGCAGTTGGAGAACGCGCAGAACATCGTAATCGCCAAGGCTCGGTAAATGTGTTGCTGAGCATAAATTCGGCTGTATGCGGGGAACACCGAGTATCCAGAGGTGCTGATGATGCAACAATCCGACGGTGCGGTCAATCCGCAGGAAACGGTTAGCGAGGCCGAAATGGGCTGGCTTGCAGGAGTCATAGACGGTGAAGGCTGTATGCACATCGATCTTGAACCCCGCAACGGCGCTCATCCCTATCTGACAATCACCAATTCTAACTTTGTTCTTGCCGAGAAGGTGGCGGGAATCTGGCATCGCCTGGGGGTAGGTTGCCGGATTCAAACTAGGAAACGTCACAACCCACGCCACAGTCCAGTCAAGGACGTGATGGTGATTGGCTACAGACGACTCGAAAAGGCACTTGCTGCGATTCTTCCCTATCTTGTGGCGAAACAGGATGAGGGACTTTTGCTGCAAGAGTTCATTCAGAGTCGTCTACGGGTTGGGCCATCGCCTTGCTCAGACGGCGAGTTAAAACTTATTCGAGCGTTGAAAGCGCAGAAATCTTGCAACCGGATCCTCACAGACCATACGCCGAACGGCCAACAGGCTGAAGATATGGTCGGGACTTTGCAGCGATGCAAAGAGGCTGGCAGAAATGACCAGCCCCGCCTTATAGGTGAGTAACAAAATCGTCACAATGGAACACAACGAACCCTGTGTCGAACTCGTGGAGCACCTGAGTCTCGGCAAGGGCGAGAAGCAGATGACCGTGCCCAAGGCTGGGCAGGCGACGGCGAGTGACCTGGTGGACGGCGTGGACATGGTAGATACCCAGGACATCGGGCTGACGACTGTTGACCTGACCACTGGCGAGGTCGGCCTGAAGTTCATCATCACCGACAAGTTGGCCCGTCAGGAGAACGAGGACGTGTTCAACATCATCGGGCGGCAGATGGGCGATGCGATGGCCCGCAAGAAGGACGGTGACATAATCGCCCTGTTCCCAGCCCTCAACGGTGGGACGACCCTGGGCGCTACCACGAAGACCCTGACGGCAGCGAATGTTGCTGGCTGTATCGCCTTTGCCAAGGCCAACAAGTTCCCGTCGCCGGTCAGCATCGTCCTTCACCCGAACACCGTCTACGACATCACTGCCGCTCTGGGAGTCACACCTGGCTCGACGTACCCGCTCCCCCACGGCTTCGCAGAAGACCTACTCAAGGATTTCTACAAGATCACCATCAACCAAGTCACCGTCTTTGAGGATGGGAACTGCGCCCTCGGGTACGGCGCTGTAGCAGGTGACTCTATGGGGGCCATCTTCTCCAAGAACGCCATGTGCGTCTTGGACCAGAAGGGCTTTGGAACTGAGCGGGAGCGCGACGCATCCCTGCGGGCAACTGAGGTGGTGGTCACGGCGGACTATGGCTGCTGGGAACTCGACGACGGCTATGGTGCCCCGATGCTCTACGACGCGACCGCACCGTCAACCACGGCGTAAGGAGTGAGTCATGACAATAGACATGGAACTGCGGCGAGACTTGGCGAACCAGGGGTTTGCCTTCTCCGAGGTGAAGAACCTACAGGAACAACCGAAGGCTACCTACTACAAGGCGGACGGTACGGCTATGCCGAACCTGCCAGCCGACCCGCGTTCCATGAAACGCTACCTTGCTAGAGGTTTTACCCTTGCGCCCCCTGTGGGACAAGGGCTGGTATGCGACGTTTGTGGCAAGTCAGGATTCACACACCGAGTAGGACTGGCGGGCCACAAGCGAACGCACAAGAAGGAGTAAAGGCATGGTGTCTTCCACCTTTGAACGGGCGGGAATCCCTCCCAGGTCAGAACCATCACCACTGGAGCCAGCGGAGTTCGTACCCTGGAAAGGTCTTCCGCCTAGAGAAGTAACCACGCAAGAGTTAAACGAAGGGGCACCATCGCCCCAAGGCCCTCCCGCAAAGGGGAAGGTGAACAAGAAGAGGAGTGAATAAATGAGTTTCCCATTTGTCGCAAGTCTGACGCCTGCGGCCGTATTGAGTACCAGTACCGACCGTAAGCACCGTCTGGGAACCATCGGCATGACGGAGGACGGTAGGACATACCGTTACTGCAAGGCAGGTGCAGCCATCCTCCGACCTGAGTGGGGTGCTATGCAGTTCAACGAGCATCTGACGGGCTGTACGGGCGGAAGCTCAGAGGCAAACTGTCAGCCCGACGCCGCTATCGGGGATGAAACAGTTACGATCCTCGACACGGCCACCCGTGCTGCTGACTACTACAAGGATGGGTATCTGGTCAGTTTCGACGTTCCTGGGCAGATCATCGGAATCACGGCTAGTACCGCTGGTGCAGGTACGAGCGTCACCCTCACACTGGAGACGCCGCTGACATCCGTGATCACTGGCACCTGCAACATCTACCCGTCGCCCTGGGGTAACGTCCGTTCGGCCTACACGACTCAGAGTGCCAACTGGCACCCCATCGTGTGCGTACCGCCCTGCGCGGTCGCCAGCGGTTCGTACTTCTGGGGGCAGATCAAGGGGCCGTGCTGGATTACCCCGACATCCTGGCCGATGGACGCAGCTTACGAAATCAACCTTGAGTTCGTGACTGACGGTTCCATTCAGCCTTCCGCCGCTGCCTCTGCCAAGCAGCACGCGGGACACATGCTCTCAGGTGGCAACTACGGCGACGCCTTCCTGATGCTGGAACTGGAATAGATTAGTGCGCTTTGGGGGTGTGCGCTGAAACACCCCCAAGGATGCCATGCTGGTAAAGGTTGAGCGAATACCAAACGACACCCTTCCAATGGATGAGAGCAACCCAGGCTGCGGCTGGCACTTTGTCTTTAGTGCTGACGACAACCACCAGGGGTTCCGCTTCACGATTCCTGATGTGTTAGCCAAGGAGTTCGGAGTGGACTCCAGCAACCCGCTTAGTGTCCTGCGGGCAGTTGTAATGAAGGGCAGAGATGGCGAGACTGTGGCTCCCTAAAGAAGAGGGCGAACGCTACGCGATAATCAAGCGCCTACGGCAACTGAATGTCTTCGTCCCCGGCTGGCAGCAACTAGAGGTCAGCTACCTACAGGCCATCCTCGACGTTCAGGAGGAGAAGGCTGCAAAGCCGAAGCCACCCAAGCCCGTAAGCACGATGCCACGGGAGCAGGTGGTTGCGGGGTTGCGTGACTACCTGGGCTTCCTGAAGGCTAAGAGGGAGAACCGAAAGAGATTCTACTGATGCCCTACGCTATCAAGAAGAGAGGTAAGAAGTGGGCCGTCGTCAACACCGAGACCGGCAAGACGAAGGGCACCCACGCCTCCAGGGCTTCGGCCCAGAAGCAGATAAACCTGTTGCGGGGCGTTGAACACGGCTGGACCCCGAAGTCCAAAAAGTAGGAGGCGCACATGGCAACCCTGGTCACCCTGATCCGTAATTGCCTCGAAGAGTTGAGCGAGAACCCGCACCCGATCACCGGGATCATGACGGCCATCGGCACCAACCTTCAGGTAACCGATACCACGAACCTGAAGGACACCAGCACCAAGGCGGACACCTCTCGGCACGTCGGCAAGTGGGTGCGCTTCTATGACGATGCCGCTACTCCGGTCGAGAACATCCGCAAGATTGCGACTGATACGCCGAGTACGGGCATCCTTGTACCCGAAGCCGCCTTTTCCAAGGCGACGGCCGTGGGATGGGTCTACGAGATTCACGAGAAGCTACACCCGACACGGCTGAAGCAGGCCATCAACGACGCCCTGGCCGAGTTGCGGTATCAGGACATCGAACCCCTGACTCTTGTGTCCGATGGCGACATGATAGGAACGGTGGTGGCGACCTACTGGAGCAACAGCAACGCCACACCCACCTATGACACCACCAAGGTTCTCTTCGGTATCCAATCCCTAGCTGTTCTTGCCACTGCTGCCAACGGGTACGCCTACCCCGCGACCAACGTGGCGGTCACGCCCGGCGAAACCCTGCTTGTTTGGGCTCCCGTCTACGGCAGCGCGAAACAGGCCGAACTTGTGCTGTACGACGTGACCAACAGCGCCGAGATAGAGACCGCCCGCCATGACGAGAAGGGCTGGGCGCTACTACTGTTCACGGCAACCGTCCCCGCCGATTGCTACGAGGTTCGACCCCACCTGCGAACGAAGACCAACGCTGGCACGACCTACTGGGATCATGTCGGCATCCTGAAGCTGAATGAGAAGGTCTACGATTCCCCATCCTGGCTGACCAAGGACCAGGACTTCATTCAACTCGTCTCATTCCCCTACGGAAACGCCCTCACTTCCGACAACGCGGACAATGCGTATAACTTCTGGCGCTACGGCCCCGAGAACCGCAAGGTCGTTAACACCATCCCCACCCAGCGCGGCGTAGTCCCCCTGCGGCTGGAACTTCAGGACTTCCCTTCCCAACCACTGTTCGTTGTCGGCAGGCGCCGATACCCAAGCCTGTCCGCTGACACCGACGAGAGCGACGCCGATGCCACGACCGTGAAGGCCGGCGCGCTGGCGCTTGTCTATCGACGCCTCGGGGACGACTACGCGGGCAGGGCGGCTTACTGGGCCAAGATATTTAACGATTGTCGCCGTGGAGACGAACCACCGTTCAGTGTGCGGATGAAAAGTACGTGGGTGCGCTAGATGCCTAGAACGCTGGCCGACCAACTGACGATAGCCGACGCCGACGGTGCGAACGAGCGCCCTTATCCACTCCTCTCTTGGGACGAGCAAGGCGAGAGCGATGATGCCTCACCCGCCGGCACCCCAGTTCGTCATGTAAGAAAATTCTGGGGTGGAGGGATGGGGGAAACTACAGAGATGGGGAGGTTTGGGTACTACTATTCGGAGAATTGCTCGCACCAAGACCCATTTGCGCTAAAGCCCCGTCCCACAATCGGCACCGTCACGCTCACAGGGAACACCACGCCCGTCGAGAGGTTCTTCGAGGCGCTGGATGCGGCGTCGAGCAAGTACGTCTACGCGCTGGCCGGGGCTAAGTCATTCAAGGTCAAACTCTCCGACCGGACGCTGGCGGAGACAAAGACGTTTTCCAACGTCACGGTCTTCGCTCAGGGCACTTACACAGGCAACGGCACCACCAAGGCCATCACGGGCCTCGGCTTCCAACCTGCGGCCGTCTTAATCAAGGGCGATACTGCCCAGTACGCAGTTATCAAGACCACCAACATAGCTGGCACCAACAGCAAACTTCTTGACAATAGTGCGCTCGTGGCGACCGCGATCACGAGTCTGGACGCTGACGGTTTCAGTGTCGGAGCACACGCGACAGTAAACACCAATGCCGTCGTCTACTACTGGCAGGCGTGGAAGGCAACCGCAGGAGCCGTAGCGACAGGAACATACACAGGCGATGGGGCAGACAATAGAGTCATTACGGGTGCTGGTTTCACGCCTGCCGTCGTCCATGTCATGTGCGCCTCCAATTTCCCTGTCACCCACTGGGCCACGTTCGTTGGCGATGCCTCGTTCCTTCTGGGCAGCATCGGTGCATCTCAGGCTGACTACATTCAGGCTTTTACAGGCGATGGTTTCCAGGTCGGTACTGATGCCAGGGTCAACGGAGCAGGAGTTACTTATTACTGGGTTGCTCTCGGAAAGGCGACCGGTGTTCTGGCGACAGGAACCTATATTGGCACTGGTGCTGATAGTCGACCCATAACTGGCGTCGGATTTCAACCTACGCACGTGATGATCGGCGGCTATCTCTACGGCTATTTCGTTCACAGAAATGCCAGTCTCACCGGCGATGCTACCCAGTTCATGGCCAACCTCGCCAACGCAACGGATCGTATCCAATCATTGGACTCGGACGGATTTACCATCGGAACCTACCAAGACGTAAACCTGGTGGGGCAGACCTACCATTATGTAGCCTTTGCCGCAGGTAGTGGTACGCCGCAGGTTGGCAAGCCTGCTCAGTGGGTCTCCAAGTGGCGTGTACCACTGGGCGAATTTGCTGACGCTCAAACGCTAACCACCGTCGCCGTCCCCGCAGCAACTGACACCTGGACGCCAAACTACGGCCTCGCGGCGCGGCATTTCTGTGTCAAGGGCAACAAACTCGCCCGTGCCTACTTCAATCGCTACGTCTCTCTTTGCTCCGCCGATGACATCACCAACCTCGACAACTGGGGCGCTGAGTATGGCGGCGTTGCGGATTACGCCGTCGGGTCGCCAGACGTGGTGATCACCGACCTTGTGGAGTGGAGCGATGAGCTTGCCGTCTGCGCCACCGACGGCATGTACATGTTCGACGGCGTGGCGACCAGCAAGCAGCAACTCCCCCTCCTGGGCGGCCTCAAGGACGCTGACAACGGCAAGAATACTCTACGGATGGCCTCATTCATCTTCTATCCTAGCGCCGACGGCTTCTGGCGCTGGCAGTACGGGGCGCACAAGCGCGTTGACCCCGACGCCGACCGGTTCTACGTGAAGGCCATCGAGACCACCAACGAACCCCTGAACCTGAAGCACTACGGCTCGGCCTTCTGCGGCGACCACGTTTACCACGCAGCCTACGACGGCACGAACTACCTCCTCATGCACGGCAAGTTGACCGAGGAGGGCGAGCTGGTCTGGGACTGCCTGATCTCCACAACGAACGCCATCAAGACCGTCTACCTCGACTCCAACCGTTACCTCTGGTTCGGCTGGGGCACCGACCTGGCCTACATCGTCCTGAAGCAGGGTGGGGAACCTACTGGCGGGACTTTTGGGAACGCCTCGTTGGTAACGACCATCTACGAACGCGAGATCATCCTAGCCGAGGACGCTGAGGTGCGGTTGCGGATGGTGAAGGTTATCACCCGGCAGATGCCAGGGGCAACGTTCAAGTGGCAGGTGTTCGCTAGTCGGGATGGGGGAACCTTCGTCCAGGTCGGCTTGGACATTACCGCCGATGGCGTGAGCAAGTGCTACTTCACAGCTGCCTCCAACCTCACGGCCCGCCGGATTCGCCTCAAGTATGTCGGGACGGCGACGGCGGGGTTCACTCCGGACGCCACGCCGCCGGAGATCACCTTCGCAGGCGTCTACGGCGAGGCAAAACCCGACGACGCTGAGGCTGTTAAGGCAACCATTAACCTGGACGACACCAAGGGTAGCAGGGCGGGCGTAACGCTGTACGACGAACTGAAGGCGCGGGAGAACGCTGGGGTCGTCCAGGTCCGGCACCCGATCAAGGGGACGATGCTGAACATGATCATCTACGGTGTCGCCCTAGCGACTGTCCGACAGAAGGGATACGAGGAGCCCGTTGGTGTCGCAATAGTCTCCATGCGACGCGGGGATGTAGCGTGAACGGCGTCGAGACTCAACGCCTCACGAGGCTAGAGGCGGCCCTACGCGATCTCACGACCCGTCTCAATGGTTTCCACCCGACGGCTGAAGGGTTTGTCGTCGGGAGCACGCGCCTGTTCGAGAAGTTGGTCATTGGCGAATACCACCTGCACCAGCGCGGCTCCGACGGCACCGAGAGCGACTTGACGGGGGCTAGGAGTCTTCAGGGCGTCCCCATCTCCTCAACACCGCCTACGACCGCCTATGTCCTGACCTACAATGCCTCAACGGGCGAGTGGGAGCCAGCAACCCCCGGAACCCCTGGAGCGCACGTCCTGGCTACTACAGCGGGTCTAGGGCCATCCCAGACCGTCTCCGGTCTCACAGCGGGCCAGGTTCTACGAGCCTCTGCTGCAACAGAGGCAGCCTTTGCAGCGATTCAGGATAGCGACCTTCCCGGGACCATCACCCGTGATACTGAATTGGTGAAGGGCCTCAAGGTTGCCACCAAGGTTGTCGCAGCGGTTGACGCTTCGGCAGACTGCAAAGGCTTCACAGATTACACCTGCGACGGCACCGACGACGAAACACAGTTGAATCTCGCTGTCGCGGCTCTCACCGCTTTGGGCGGGGGGATTCTCCAAGTAGTAGGCAAAACAATCACCTGTAGCGCCACTGGCTTCAGCCTGGACAGCAATATCCACCTGAAAGGCGATGGCCTAGGGGGCACAACATTCAAGAAGTCCGACAAGACGAACGCTGACCTGATCATGGCCATCGGCAAGCATCACGTCAAGATAAGTGGGATCACGGCTGACGGCATAAGGGCCGGAACGAACGGCGGCGATATCGCCAACAACTGCATCCGACTAGAGACCTGCTACGCTTCCGTTATCAAGAACGTTGAGGTCATCGGTGGGTACAGTCGGGGTCTCAACATCGAGACCTGCCACCATATCGCGTTCTCCAACGTTCTGCTCACCGATTGCTGGCGCAACTTTATGATCCACGAGACCGCGGGCACGACTAAACGGCACATCGTCGGCAACAACATCATCTCTCAGGATGCGGTAGAGAACGGCATAGACCTGGGGACTATCCACGGGATAGTCCTCTCCAACTTCAGCATCGACGGTTGTGGTGCCGGTCTCTCCCTCGACAGTTGTTCCCACGTTCAACTGAACAACGGCCTGATAGTTGGCGGCAAGCCCCTCTCGATCAACAGTGGCTATGCTGCGGTTACAGATATAGATGTCTTCAATGTCCACTGTGATGCGAGCGTGGGCTACTACAACTTCACCATCGAAGCCACGGCCTTTGATATCAGCAGAGTGAATCTTGCGGGTGTTCGGTCAACCGCTAGTCCGCAGGGAGGCATCTACCTTCTGGTGAACGGTGCGGGGAATATCGCCGACGTTACCATCGACAATCCGACCATCGACACCTGCGCCTGGGACGGGATCGCCCTGTATCGTTCGAGTGGCGCGGGGACCATCCTCCGTACAGCTATCGACGGGGGCTCTATCCGCAACTGCACTCAGTATGGAATCAAGGAGTACGGGACTTACGCCGATTACACCAAGGTTGCGGGTGCCCTCCAGATGGGGGCTAATACCAGCGGGGACGTATTGCTGGCAGGGACGCACAGCACAGACGAACGCATGTCCACCCACGAGGCCCTCCCCGGTGTCCACCACGCAGCCGTCACCATCACCACAGACTTAGGGGACAACCTTCTGTCCCTTGTGGGTCAAGAGTTGCAACTTCCTACACAGATGGCGAACTACACCTTTGTTGGGCCTATTAGCGGTGCCGACGATGCTCCCACCTTCCGCCCCTTACAGATTCTTGACACTCCCTTTGCGGTCAACAAGAACACCCTTCACGCCAATTCTATCCTCAAGGCTGACGCCGATCATACTCCCATAGAACTTAGCGTGGCCGAGCAAAGACTTATCGGGCGGATCACCGGCGGCGCCATCGCCGCCCTTACACCCGCCCAGATCATGGCCCTGCTGTCCGGCGGTGCCGCTGCTGCCTTCGCCATGAACTCCCAGAAGATCACTGGTTTGGCGGCGGCAACAGCAGCAGGAGACGCCGTTCGCTACGAACAACTACCCGCTGGTGGGACTATTGGCCCGCAGGGGATTCCTGGCTGGGACGGCGAAGATGGTGAAGATGGCTTTCCCATTCCTGGGCCAGTAGGGAAACAGGGCTTTACTGGTGGTATCGGCCCCCCAGGTGAGGCGGGAGAGGACGGCGAAACCGTAGTCCTGGCACCAAGTCTTAAACCCCCACGGCACATCGTTCTCCGCGCCCTCGACGCCGCTACCAGCCACACCGTCCTCGCAAGCGTAGGCGGGGACTTCGAGATGCCCATAGCAGGCGCAATCCTTGAGATAGGGGCCTATGTGGACACGGCAGGAGTCACTAACCTAGCCACCATCGACGTCCACAAGAACGGCACCACGATTATGACCACGAACAAGATCACCATCGACACGGCGGAGAAGACCTCGCGCACGGCGGCGACCGCGCCGGTACTGACCACAACCACGCTCGCGGCAGGTGACATCATCACCATCGATATCGACGCCATCCAGACTACAGCGGCCAAGGGCCTGACCGTGCGGATGACTGTGAGAGAAGCCTAAGAAGGAGGAACGAAATGCCCGGAACATTTATCCTGTTGTGCCCACCGAAGCTAGTCACCACGTCGATTGCTGACTGCTTCGCCGCCCCCGGCGCAACTATCTTCTACATCGTGAGGCACATTCACGTCGCCAACATCGACACCGTGGCGCAGCCCGTTTCGGTGTGCCTGTCCACAACAGGCGACCAGACGGCGGGAACGGAGCTACTCAAGAACGTCAGCGTGCCCGCTGCTTCTTACATCGACCTGTACGGATCGTGGAGGATTGCCCCCACCAAGCTGCTTAACGCCATCACCACCGGCACCACCAACAAGCTGGTTATCACGATCTCAGGTGAGGCATACGCAGTCTAATGATCCGACGCATAACGAAGGCCGACGCAACGCAGGTGGCAACCTTCCTGCGAAACACCTTCCGCGACGATGTTCTCTCCGGCGGCAACCCTAACTGGTGGACAGCCGACATGATGAGGGCCGCAGCGGATAGGGGCGTGGTTTGGTGGGTTGCTATCGAGGGCGGCAAACCTGTGGGTGTGCTCGCGGGCGAGCATGGAAATGCCTTCTTCACCGAGGGGGGTGTCACCTATGAGTGCAACTACTTCAGCCTGCTTGCTGTCAGCCCTGCGCTCTACCAAGCATCGAAGGCAGAGGCCCGTCGTGTGGCCCGTGAGTTAACTGTAGCAGCCGCCAACGACCTGCGCGACTCTGGGCTGATGAAGGAAATGCTCTGGATCATGGGGCCAACACAATCGCGGGGCGCTAGTTGGTGCCGTGAACTTGGCATGGCAGAGACCGTACATCAAGGCTATAGCGAGTTCCGCCTACCGTTCAGGGACATCTGGGACAGGGCACAGGCGACGGTGTAATGGCAACGGAAATCTTCAACAAGGATACCTACCTAGAGGAGAACGCCCCCGATACTGCTCATGGCGCGGATGTCTATGACATCATCGAGAAGCAGGACACGTCTCCTAAAGGCAAGGGCTACTGCTACATCCTAGCGCTGGTGGACTTCTCCGACTTAACTGACCTGACCGACGAGGATCAGGTGACGTCAGCCTACGCAACCCTTGAACTGAACGCAGGTCTGAACCCCAACCACCTAGCCTGCACCTGGTATCGGTGTATGCGCTATGATTGGGTAGAGGCTGAGGCTACCTGGAACATCTACAAGACAGGTTCTTCGTGGACTACTCCAGGCGCATCGGGTACTGGCACCGACTTCGACGACACGATTCTCTCAGACACCATCTGGGCCTACCAGTATGGAGTCTACACCCGCGTCTGGACGATCACCAACATGATCAAGGACGCTATAACGCTCAGGAGCAAGGTGTGGAACGCCGTCATGCGCTGCACTGGTACGGTTGCGGAGGAGGACTGGGCGGAGTTCGACCCTCGTGAGACTGGCGGCATCAAGCCCTTCATCACGATCAACTACACGGTGGCGGGGGTAGCAAGGACACAGGTGCTAATCTTTTAAGGAGGGTAAGATGCGCTACATGCGGAACGAAGAGTCAGGCGAGGTACACGACCGGGAGCACCTGAACGAGTCCTGTAACACAGACCAGATACTCCACAAACACGATTCCGACGACCTTGAGGAACTGTGGAAGCCGATACCGAAGGAACACAGCCTATTATTCCCATCCCTTTGCAAATGGTGTTTCGGGCCACACGATAAGACATAGGCTGTCCTGACCGCGCCCGTAGAAGCGCAAGGAGCGAAAGAAATGAATGAACCGCTAGTCATCGCCGCCATCGTCTCGATGATTGGTCTCACGTTCACCGCTGTCATCACGGGCATCTTCGCTTGTTCCAAGGCGAATAACAGTGGCGGATGCACCAACGGCCTTGAATCTGCGCTACAGGGCCAGACGAAGGCCATGTCCGACCTGACGACAATGTTGCGCGAGACTCACACAGAGGACAGGGGAGATCACCAGCAGATGATCAAGTGTCTCACCGTCCTGGTGGAGCGAACAGCAAGAAGTTGCGAAGAGTAGGGGGTCCACAATGTCTTATCCAACCACTGGTGCTATCTGGCGATTCGGGCGGGCGCTCCTCGCCTTTGTCGGCGGCGCGGCCATCGCGTTCGCCCTAGCTCATGTTCAGGAGCTCGTGCCTGACCTGGCCGTGGCGGGCGTGATAGGTGCGCTCCTACTGGCTCTCGACAAGTTCTTGCGAGAGAAGGGGTGGATTTCCTACCCTTGACGGGCTGACGCCCTCGGTCTATAATGATTTGGGTGTCAATCAGGTATTACCTCTTTGTTTCAGGTGATAGTCCGGTGCGAACCTTGATGGTAGTTGCCACTGCCATCTTGGTCAACATCCTCGGGGCGGCAGGCGGTGCCCGTCAGTAGTGTGGACCTGCCGCCCTCCTGTATTCCAAATGACCGCCACACCTGATAAGATAGGTAGGCAAGACGGCTGCTCCTTCCTGGCGGCGGGGGGACTAGGGCTGCTAACCTTTGAGGCCCCCCGCCGTTCACTCGTCTAATGTATGATTCTGCCGTATCAGACGGACTGTGGGGTAAGTGTCCTGATCACCACGCCCCCGGCATTGGGCCAGGTGAATGTGATGATAAGGACTGTCACCTAGACCCTGGGATATATGAACTCGTGTGGGGGCTGCACGAAGCGGGTATCGAGACGGGGACATCCTGCCAAGGCGGCGGGCCACCGCACGCATACCTTGATCGGGTGATCACACTAGGCCACAAGGATGAGAGTGCGGG